ACGTATTTGGTTGTACTCGCTTCGTTTACGTCACCTACTAATTTCGTACCTGCGGTTATAGTACTTCCAAATACGTTTTTACTTGTACTCGCTTCGTTTACGTCACCTACTAATTTCGTACCTGCGGTTATAGTACTTCCAAATACGTTTTTACTTGTACTCGCTTCGTTTACATCACCTACAAATTTCGAAGTTGCAGTTATAGTACTACCCGCTATTGTATTAGCACCAGCAATTGTACCGTATATTGCACTATCGGTATTGTTTCTTACAAATATATTACCACCAACATCGACGTTACTCGTCGTATAAATACCCGTGAGTCCGTTTGAAAATTGAACCGTATTGGATGTAACGTTACCTTGGTTTACGATATTTTCAATTGTAAGGTTCGAAAGGTAATACGAATCGCCTCGGTAATTTTGCGCATTTACGTTACCAACGGTATCTAACGCGTATATCGAAGCTGTGGGTACATTCATTTGAACTTGACCTTCATTACCAATACTTAAAGCATGTGCGGGTGCGGTATTCGCTAAACCTATTTTAGTCATCGTTGATTCACTACTATGTATTCTTCCCGAAACCTGGATTTGGTTCGTATTATCATCTTGCAGTAACACAGCATTGCCTGTAGTTGTATATTTAGATGCTCTTACGTTTCCTACAACAGTAACGCGGTCAACGCTATTTACATTGTGTATAAAAACCTTATCGGCTACCGAAATAGCATGTGTAGGCGCCGTGTTTTGAATACCTACAAAAGACGATGCTACAAAAGATGTTATAGCGTTATTAAACTGGACCGTATTTGAAGTTACATTACCAATATCTGTAGCTGCTTGTAAAGTAACACCGCCTAAAAGCGATGTAGGAACACTCGAATCAACAACTTCTTTCGTCGATGCGGAATAACCTACAAGGTTAGAACCCGCTATTTCCGCGACCCTTAAAGGTGCCATATATATAGACCCAGAATTCGTCGCATTAACGGCAGTATCCGAAGCATTGAAAACTATGGTATTTTCAGCTTGACTATCTGAAACGTGTTTACCAAACCGGATTTTGGTAGACCGCTCGATGGTAGGTATGTTTTTAACCATATTAATATAAGTATGTATTTTAATTTGCATAAGATAAACCGGCCATACCATTTTCGATCCTGAGAATATTATAGTTTACGGCATATATAGGGTCGGTTATGTTTACGGATTCACTGTGTATTTTTGCTGAGTCTAATCGACTAAAGTTGAGCGTTCCTGTCGGCTGGAGCGAACTCGTTGATAGGCAAAAACAGTATAAAAAGAAATCAGGGGACGTGACGAACTGGGTATGGTAATAGTTTGGAATTTCCATGAAGTGTGGTTTCCCGAACCTGAACCCGCTTAAATCGAGTCCGTTAATCTCGATTTTAACTTTATTACTTGGGGATGTTAGAGCACCTTCGACGGTCGTATCTGAAGATGCTATATACTTGACGGGGTGATTGAAAACAAGTTCCTGTGTAAGACTATGAGACGGTATACTCTTTTGGACTTGTGTAATGAGAAGATTATGGTTACGCGAAACAATGTTTCCACGTTCTTCGTTATCGAGGAAATAGTAGTTGGAATAACACTCGACGTTATACCCATCGACCTGTGAACCCCAATGGATACGTATTTCGACTTCATGATACTGTAAAGCGACTATAGGTAAAGCACACTGCGGACCTTCACAAAAGAAAAATCGTAGAGGGTAGAAGTATGAACGTGCACTTACCCCTGGGTGTGTACCGTTAGAACTCTTAGAAACGTTTGTTGCGAACGTATCAATGGCAATTTTTTCTGTAAAAACGGCGTCTTGTGTGTCAATGACCTGGCCACCAATAAGTAATTCGACATGGTCTATAAGTTGGGACCAATCTTGGTAATCGAGCGATTTCGTATTATTATCAAGTGTGAAATACGTGTACCCGAGTAAATCACCCGATCGTGGGAATTTTACTGATGACATTGAATTATTTTTCACAGCTCCCTGTATCGTTTGCTTTTCGACGGATTGTGAAAAATTAGAGTGTCTTTTAAAAGTTGAGTTAAAGAATGATATTTCCGGGTTACCCATAATGTGTTCGTCTTGAGCACCAATAGCTATGAGTTGAACAATACCAGAAGACATTTATATTAATAAGAGGTTTAAATTATACGTACGAGACGCCCTGAAATAATTAGTAGGGTAAATTTCTTTTTTTGCAAACGAATCTAAAAACGAAAATTGAATCATTATTAGTATCAATTACGGAACTTGTAGCGTCTCCGCTTCTAAGAGTTATTGATAACCTATCGAGTTTACGTATAGGATTAATGTACTGTTGCATTACGGGATACTCATTTTTAAAGACTAAGTGGGTGCTATTATAATCACCTGTTTTAACGAGTGTTCCGAAGTTTCTATTTAAAACCTGTTTATCGGCTTGTCCATTAACGGAACTGGATGCACGCTGTGTAAAAATAGTATCGAGTTCATTAATTGATACATGACACACACGTTCAGCGGATGCGAGCCTTATATTTGCAGTTATTAATTGTGCTTGAACTATATTTTCAATTGGTGTTTGTAGAAAAACTGTAAAGGCGTTATTATTTGTAGCTGTACCATCAAAACTATCAACGATAACTGTGTGATACTCGTGTTCGAAATCGGGTAAAGTGGATTGACTAGTCACTAAAGCCATTTATATATACTGGAGATTTTACTTCATCTTATACCCCGCTTGTGCCGCGACCAACTTTTGGCCGCCGCAAACACCGCCTCGGCTATCCGAGTAGTACGAATCCTTGAGACATTCTTCCGTGGATGGGAGGTCGAAGAGGGAACCTTCATCGGACGTTTCGACGTCGACGGGCTGGTACTTGCTGGTACGCAAGTGTGTGAATGCCCACAAAATTAAGAAGACGATCGCGATCGCCTTGAGAGTATTTTTGTTTGTAGAGTTGAGTTTCATTTGTATTGAACATACATTTTTTTTATAAAGTGCGTTAAAGAAATTAGAATAGTTTCAATATAAAGATTAATGGACGGTGAGATCATACTCGATAGAACTAATACGAACGTTATGAAATTAGACGATAACGAACAGGCACTCATGAATGAGATTGAAATCGATATTCCGAGACCTCAGCCTGTGAAAAAGCAAATGCATAAACACATGCAAACACAGTTTACGCCGCCACAAACACAATCTTTCCAGGAAGATATCGATTCTTTCGCGAACCCGAATAAACAAAATCCACCGTCGGTTCCTCCACCAGAAGAACCCGTCGATTATGGAGAATACGCAGATGAACAGGACATGGGGTACGATTATGGACCTAGTGGTGGTGATATGGGCGGTGGTGGGTACATGGAAGATGAAAAACCATCACCAGGGTATAAAACCATAGACGAGGAGAAGGCCGATCTTGTAAACAAACTCGGTCGATTAGAAAAAAAAGGGTTTACGGTGAATAAACGTTTAAATGCATATTCACCTATAGACGAACTTAGAACTGAAGTTAAACGTATTACGTATAGCATAGACGTCGATAAATCGATAAAGTTTTCTAGACGTATGCTCGTCGCATGTACTACAGGCCTTGAGTTTTTGAATAAAAAGTATAACCCGTTCGAAATTCAACTCGATGGTTGGTCCGAGAACGTCATGGAAAACGTCGAGGATTACGATGAAGTTTTCGAGGAGTTATACGTAAAATATAGAACGAAAATGCACGTTGCTCCAGAAGTTAAGCTCATAATGATGCTTGGAGGATCGGCCATGATGTTCCATTTAACGAATAGCATGTTTAAATCGGTCATGCCAAATATGAACGATGTTATTAAACAGAACCCCGAACTTGTTCAAAACATGATGTCTGCAGTTCAGAATACGGTTCCTAAGTCACAACAACAGGCCGAAACCACGGATGCAAATGGAAGGCGTGAAATGCAAGGTCCTGGTCTAGACATTTCGAGTCTCATGGGTAATATAATGATGCCTCCACAACCACCCATGAGTACGACGAATATACCACCGATTACTAATACGACCATTGGTATTGATGATATAGAGGATGACGTTTCGGATATTGCAGAGGCCGATACAGAAGGGTCCAAGGAAAAAAATAAGGAAGACGACGGTGAAGTGCGTGAAGTCAAAGTTACCCAGACCAAATCAAAACGGGGTGGGGGTAAGAAGAAAAAATCGGTCGAAATTAATTTGTGATCGTAATATAAATGATAGGGTATTGTCCTTTAGATGAGGAACCTATTGAGAGACCTCTTCCGCGTCAGGAGGTATCAAAACCGTCACCTCAGGCGAAGAACCGTAAACAACGATTAAGTTTTCTAGGTGATGACGATACCGA